AGCAAGAGAGTCTGTAAATACACGTCGACCTCTTCGAGAAATTCCGGCAGTGCTCTCCATCTCTGCCAAAGTTATTTCAGAAGTGTTTGTTGTTTGCGAAAAGCTGTAACCATCCAGAATAGGAATCTCAAACAAAGCTCCTTTTCCTAAATTTGCAGCAAGCTCGCTATTATCAGTTGTATTGCGAAACTGAATAAACATTCTAGTATCGCGACTGAAAAATAGTTGTTGTGCCATAGATTATCTCCTATGTCTTGAAAAGGCATGGACGTGAACTTTTGTTCGTGCCAGCATTTTCTAGTATCGAACCTCTATTAAAAGCTCTCCAACTCCAAGAGGTTCTAGTACACCTTCATCTGTATCAATACTGATGATTGTGATTTGTTGTGTAAACTGCTCAAGACCCATTCTATCGTAGTATAGTAATCTACTATTGTCCTCTAAAACAGTTTCTACATCTTCCAAAAGTTCATCAAGAGCATCGGTTGCATCTTCTTGATTTACATAACATCTGACTGTTACGTTTAAGAATCTATCTTTAAAACCGCCACCTTGATACTCTCTAGTTTCTGAGCCCGCATTTAAATGTATTGCAGGAAACTCTTCTACTTCATCCCAAAACTTTAGTCGAGGACTAGTTTCTGCAACTGCGGAATGAAAAATTCCTCGACCATCAATCAGTGCTAGTTTTTCAGCTAAAGCTTTAGTAATGGCAGATCGGCGACTTGTATAAGTTCTATTAGTTGTTGCCACTTACAGTCTCCTAGTAAAAAATCTTCCTAATGCTAAGTCAGCTGCTACTTCTCTAATTGATTTATCTATAAGAGCTCTTGGGTCTCTGTTTGCATTTGCCCAAGGAGCTCTTCCTCGACCCTGCTCAAATACTTGATAGGGATCTTTATCGTAAGTGTATCCTAAACTTGGAAATCCTTTTCTAGTTTCTGTAACTTCCATGATTCTTACACTATTTGCAAATCGTCCCGATCTATTTTCAAGAGCGGGCTCTCTCATATTTTTTTGTACTGCTGTTGGTAGCTTTTCATTTATCAAAGCTATAACTGAAAACATTGACCTTTGAGTATCTTTTGCAGGCTTTCTTGCAAAAGATTTTTTTGCTGCTTTTCTTTTTGCAGCAATTACTGCTGTTCCTGCTTTTAATTTTTGACTTGGTGCTTTCTTTCTTCCTGCTTTGGGAGCAACTGCCCTTCTCTTAGCTGTAGTTTTTATTCTTTTATTTTTTGAAGCTTTTACCAAGGGATCAACAATGACATCTTCTATCTGTTGACGAAGGCTTCGAGAGCCCTCCATATCTACCAGTCCTTGTGCAGTTATAGTTTGAGTAAAAAACTTTCTTACTATATCCAAGATTAGTTTTTCTTCTCTGGCGTCTATCCCTCTATTGGCATAAAAATCTTGAAATGTAATAATAGGTATGTAGTCTGCTCGTAAGTCTCCTTTTTTGGTTACTAAAGCTTGATAATCTACTAATACCTCTTTTATGATTTCAATATTCTTTAAACTAATTCCATATTCTGTAAATTGACTTTCTAAATAACTATCTAGTCCTGGAGTTTTTGCTAAATCAATTCCTTGAGAAGATGCCAAAGATCCTGCAGCAGCTAACTGTAGTGAAGAAACTGCCGTACCTCCTCCAGCACCATGACCTCTATCTATCTTTCTTTTCACTCTTGTTCTGAGAGTTTTGCTTTTATCTTTTAAAACAAAATCAACTATTGATTTTTTAATCTCTGCCGTTGCTGAAAAACTAGATACTAAAAAACTTTTTCCACTACGTATATCTTTTGCAATATGAGGAACTGCCTCTAACAAATGAGCATACTCTAAAGTTTTGGTTACATCGGTTTGCTTTCTTGATTTAACAAACTTTGCTTGAGCTAATTCTGCTATTCCTCTGGCCTTTTTTACATCATCTTTAGTTATATTAACTGTTTTTATTTGTTTACTGCCTTTTCCTCTTTCTATAAATGCCTCTAAGGTTTCATTTATAAAATTTAAGTTATGAAGCTGTAGCACTTGAGGCCTGCCAGTTTGTGCCTCTTTTCTCATAACTTTATTGTGGTCAGAAGACAGTTTTTTTAGTAACTGATTCGATATTCTTTTAGATACTGTAGTCTTACTCATTAAAAGTTCTTATACAAATCAAGTACGCGTTTTATGTGATCTGGAAATGCTACATTATTACGCTGACTTGAACTTGATTGATTCTGAATACTAGCGCCTGCAATAGAGCGTCGCTCTTTGTGTTCATCTTTTAAATAGTATGTAATCAAATCAAAAACTGCAAGTTGTAAATCAGAGGGTAGAGAAGCATATCCTGCTTTATACACTACACGAACTGATGCTGGGCCACGAGCCCAGTTTTTATAGCTTTGTCCTGTTGTTCGATATAGACAGTCTGTAGCTTCATCAAGATAATACTCATGAGCCCCTGTAGTAAGGGTATCATAACTTTGACTATAATTATCTCGCTCCTCTACAGAGACAATACTAACAATAGGACTCTCTGTTAACTGTACAATATGTGTTTCCCAGTTTACAGAAATTGTTTCAGTTTTATTAGTTGAGTAGAAATCTACAAAACTATTTGCACAATAAGTTTTTACGAGTTGACTCACAGAGGGAATGATAAAGTTCAGACGGCTATCATCTTTGGGGCTGTTAATGCCCTCTGCCGCCTTGTAATCATTTAATGTAACTAAATCCGCCATAAATTAACTCGTAAAAACTTGGGGCGGCGTACCGCCCCAGGCCAACTAGAAGAAGTATTTCTCCCAGTTTAAACTCTATCTTACTGGAAGGGCCAGCGGATAGAAGGCTTGTTAGCGCCAGAATTAGCAACCAACTCGTTAAAGCCAAGAGACTGAGTTGCGACCAGTACGGTACGCTGCTCTTTGACGATGTAGTCGGTTTCTACGTTGACACCACGCAGACGCGGAGCCACATAGTTCGGCATATAAACAGCCAGAGCTGCAGTCGTAGTTGCTGCACCAGCAGCACCAAGGTTCTGAGCCAGTTGATCAGTAGCGATCACGGGTGAACCGAAGACCGTACCAACCATACCGGTGAGTTTGGTTGCCAGATCGGAACCAACTTCAGTAACGTCGGTGAAGCCAGAAGCATCAATCAGCTCGTAATAGCAATCAGTCGGTACGATATACGCGACTTGAGAAGCCTCGAGACCATACTTACCCATTTCCTTACGCATTGCAAGAAGGTTAGCAGGAGTAACCTCACCTGAACCAGAAGCATCAAGTGCAGTTTGGCCAGATGCAGTAGCAAAGCCATTAGTATCGTCAGTACCAGAAGCACCTACGAGACCAGTGGTATAGCCGCCAGAGTTACCAACAAGGATAGCCTTGTCGATAGCGATAGCGTGTGCACGAGCCAGAGCTGAAGTAATCATAGGCAGTACTGAAAGAACGATTTGCTCGTCCGTGTCGTTCGTGATGAACGTACTAGAAATCAGTCGATGCGCTTGCAGGATTACCTGATTGACGTTATAGTTGTTGTCACTTGCACCAGCCTCTTCGAGGTTGTTAGCAGCAACATCCGCACCCGTAGCAGCCCAGTTTGCAGGCTCAGTATCGGGAGCGATCGGCAGTACGGTAGCGCCAGAAGTTACATTGATCTCTCGGAAAAGAGGAGCAATCTTCTGTGCTTGACGTACTTCTTCTTCAAACTGAGTTGATACGACAACGTCGATACCAGCTGAAGTAGTAGCCGTGTAAGTAATTTCTGCCTTCTCAAGCAGGTCACGACCGTAGTCAGTGTCCCAACCCTTACGAGTAATTTTGCCGAGAATGTGAGCAGAAAGGAGATCTTTAGCGATGGGCTTCAGATCACCGGCAGCCTTGCGGCCAGAGAAGTCACGCTTGCTGTTACGCATGGCTTCGAGTTCAGCAGACTTCTCTTCAAGATCAGCCTTGTACTTTTGAAGAATTTCAGTAGTATCCGCTTCTTTAGCTTCAAACTCTTTCTGCAGATCAGCCATCAGGCGCTCAGCACCAGACTCAACGCCTACTTTGATAGCAGACTGAACTTCTTCTTCTTGAGCAGTTTTAGCCATTTCGGCCTCTTCTGCTTCTTTACGAGCAGCTTCAGCAGCTGCTTTTTCTTCGGCCTGCTTCATTGCAATCTTAGCAGCAGTTTCCTCTGCTACTTTCTTAGCAAAAGCATCCAGGTCGATTTCGGGAGTTTGTACTTCCGACATTTTCATCTCCTTTTGGGCTTTTGTAACCCCGTCCGGTGTGTCACTAGCTACCGATGAATTTTCATCCTTAGCCAGAGACTGACCGGCTAGATCTACACTATTTTTGAAAGTTTTCTTAAAATCTTCGTATTCTTCCATAGAATCAAAAGACTTTGAGAGCGAGAAAGTTGCTGCTTGATTGCAAGGTACCGATACAACTGATACTTCAAACAACTCAGCATCCTTTATCTTTAATCCGTCAGTTTCCTCCAGGTAATCAGCATCCTTGACTCGAAAACCGACGGAGAAAGCTCCAAGGATACCTTCTTTAACTAGTTCTGCTACATGATCGGGAGCAGACTTAGAAATTTTTGCTTTAAGCTCAAGACCGTTATCGTTAACTTTTAGTCCTGTAGCTCTGCCAATAGGCTTATTATAATCATGATTAAACAAAATAATTGGATTCTTTTCAAAGTTTGAAAGACCACCTTTTGTCCATGCTTCGGCTGCAATTACATCACCAGCACGGTCAGTATCGTGAGTACTGGCCATTCCACAGATATGGATGCCGCCATCGTCTTCTTCAAAGGCTTTGAAAGTAGAAGTAAGATTAAATATCTTTTCCATCTTCTTTTCCTGTTTTCTTAGCCAGCTTCTCTAAGGGATTCTTTTCCTTCTTAGGTTCGGGGGCTGGTTTAATACCGTGAATGGTATTCCACAGTTCGGGTTCGTACTTCTCTATCCAACTTACTGCTGTGGTATAAGAACCCATTACTCTTAAAATTTCTTTCATTGTTAGATGCTTGGGACGCAGATTAGAGTTTTTATAATCTCTTGCTGTCAATACTCCACCATTTTCGGCAAAGAACAATCCAAGCTCTCGCACTAACCTATGTTTTCTATTCCTCGTTATCATTAGATTCCTCGGGTCGACCTCCTTCGTCTGGGTTTACTGCGCTTCCTGCAATATTTTGTGGTACACGAATATCATCTTGTCCGTCAAGAGTTTCATAACCCAGAGAGTCTCTTGCTTCATTTATTGTAATAATACCACCATTTACAAGGGCAGTATAGTATGAAGCTGCATCTCGCAACTCAGGTTGCAAAGCAGGAATATCTGTTACATCTTCTGAGATTTCAAATCCAAAAAATCTAGAATATGCTGCATTTATTTTTCGTACAATTGGAAGTACTGTTTCAAGATAGTACATTCTCATGTTTGGACGAATGTTTGCATTGTTACCAGAGTCCAACATAATCGGTGGCACTCCCAATGCTTTTAAAATAATTTTATCATTTTCAGAGATAGCCACTTGGAAATCTAACTCTCTGAAGTTTACATTTGAAATCTCGTCGACTTCAATACCGCCATCAAGAATTAAAGGTCGTCTACCTCCTGCGTCTGGGCGATAGCGCATAGTCCAAGACTGAATCATGCGCTCTTTAATTTTTTCTGATAAAGTATTTGGAGACTTTAGTACAAGACCTGGAACTGCTCCGTTCTTGAAAAAGTTATCTTGAAACTTTCTCATATTTGTGGTAAGCTGCATTGTTCTTACTGCAGGCTTCAGTCTTGATGTTCCTCGAAAGATTGAGTAAAAAGAATTTTCTTTTATGTGTATAATCTCTTCGGGAGCGTAGTCTACATCATTATAAGTATACTTTTCAATATACGTTTTGCTATCCGCATGAATTGTTACATTATCTGCGGGAAGATGATATAAATGAGCGCCATCAAAATAGATAAAAATGTTACCATCGAGAAGAAAGTCAGTAACTAAGTTACGCTTAAAAGAACTAACATCTTGAAAAAGATTAGGTTCTTTATTTAAAAGAGAGTCGACACGTGCGCGTCGAAGGCCTTTTATAACGCCATTTGTTGCTACTCGATTGACTGTTGCAGGAATTTCTGCAACATCATCTACTATAAGGTTTACACCTCGATTAACAATCTCTAAATTCTCGTAGAACTGCTCATAGTTTGCAGTAAACTC